CTTGGAAACTCAACAACAAGAGGACGAGAGCGATTACTGCCGATGCTATTGGGTACACATCATCGTTTGTGCAAGACGCTGACTTGGTACTGGGCGTTGAGCGCAACCCCGACCTTGACGATCAAGCCATCATCCGAGTGGTGGAGGCCCGTACTGCGGCCCACGCAGAAGTCCACGTAAAGTGGAACTGGCTTACCATGGAGTTTGAGGAGGTGTATGAAGTTGACGAAATCGACCCATCATTCGACTGAGATGGACATCGTGGACAGGCTGGAGTACGCCTCCATGAGCACTCCCGAGATCCACATGCTCAGAGAGGCTGCTCAATACATCCGCAAACTGCGGGAGGAACTGGCAGAGGCAATGGATGATCGCATCTTTGTGGTAGATAGCGACGGCAACGAGATGGCAGTCATTGAGGGCACCGACGCTGAGCGTGTGAGGGAAGCGGCCCTGACTGAGTTCATCACTAAGAGTGTGTTGGAGAGAGCACGTGAGCGACAGGAGCAATGACCTCGTCTATGTGTTAGTTGACCTTGGCGTAGAGGTCAACAAGATACAGAGTGATGAGATCAACGGGCGGTGCCCCGTACATCACCTGACTAAGGGGCGCGAGAGCACACGCTATTCGTGGTACCTGAACTCTGAGAGCGGGCTGTGGTACTGCTTCTCCTGTGGCGCTCGCGGCAACCTGCCGATGCTGGTCAGCCAACTGACCCACGACCCCTCAGCCCTCTGGAACGTACAGACTCACCTCATCAACAGCGGGCTACAGCGCCTGACTGCGGTAGAGGAAGAGGTACGTGAGGTCTACGAGCCGGTCAACTGGAGCAACTACGTCAAGTTCGACCCCATGCCTGACCGCCTGCTCAACGTCAGGAAACTAGATCCTGAGATGGCCTCACGTTATGGTATCCGATGGGATACGGAGAAGAAGGCCACGGTCATCCCCATCGTGTCCCCCGTGGGAGAGTTGTGGGGCTGGCAGTTGAAGAAGCATGGGTGGGTACGTAACTACCCTGAGGGCATCCACAAGGGTGACACCTTGTTCGGTATTGAGCGTGCCCACGCTGAGACTGGGATGTTGTTGGAGTCGCCTCTGGATGTAGTGCGGTTCCACAGCGTGTACGCAGGGTCAGACATCTCAGCAGTGGCTTCGTTTGGTGCCAACGTATCTGACCGTCAGGTGGCTCTGCTGTCTGACAGGTTTGATGGGCTGATCATCGCCTTTGATAACGACGCGGCAGGACGCATGGAGACTAAGCGCCTACGTAGTAGACTGTCTTCCTTCCGCAACGGTGTTAAGTATTGGAAGTACGACACCGACGACAAGGACCTTGGCGACATGTCTGACTACACGATTATCCATGGGCTACAACACCTGACCGCTGTCTATGTTTAAGGGAACCCTGTGGCCGTACCAGCAGGAAGCCGTGGACCGCATGGTCGACCGGGGTCAGATGCTGCTGGGTATGGTCATGGGCGCGGGCAAGACCCCCACCACATTGGGGGCTATCGAAGCCTTACATGATGACGGCGAGGTACAGAGGTGCCTCGTCATCGTCCCCGCCTCCCTCAAGTTCCAGTGGCTGAAGGAGATCGCTAAGTTCACTGATGCGAAGGCCACCGTTATCGACGGCTCCAAGAGTAAGAGGGATAAGCAGTGGCGTATGTCGGTTACCAGCCGGTACGTCATCGTCAACCCCGAGACGCTCGCCAACGACACCAACAGGGTCGGAGACTTTCAGGCGATGGTCATTGACGAGAGCACAATGATCAAGAACCGGTCAGCCAAGAGGTCGAAACTTCTCAAGAAAGTTGGCCGAACAGTTATCTATAGGTATGCCCTGACAGGTCAGCCTATAGAGAACCGCCCCGAGGAACTCTTCAGCATCATGGAGTTCGTAGACAAGGATGTGCTGGGGGACTTCAAGACCTTTGACCGGACATTCATCGTCCGTGATAACTGGGGGAAGCCCACCCGCTACCGGAACCTAGACAAGATGCACCGAGTGATGCAGGAGTGCATGGTCCGCAAGACTCGCGACGATATCAAGGACCAGTTGCCGGACATTATTCACCAGACTGTCCCGGTCCCGTTCGACGCCGGCGGCGCCGGGGCGTACAGGCTGATCGCAAATGACCTATTAGCCAAGATATCGGAGGCTATGAGTAAGGGTAAGGGGGGCTTCAACCTCTGGTCCCACTACAACGGTGGCGGCGGGGACGACGCGCAGGGCGACATCATGGCTCGTCTTACTATTCTACGTATGCTATGCGACAACCCTGCTTTAGTACAGCAGTCATCACTTGACTACTCCGATAAGAATACGGTTAAGGGTAGTGCGTACGCCCACGACATTGTACGACGGGGCTGGCTAGAGGGGGTCAAGCGGACCCCCAAGTTGGACGCGGTCGTGGAGTACATCACCGAGGTACTCGCGCAGGACAATAACAACAAGGTCGTGTTGTTTTCCTTCTTCAAGGACAACCTGCGCCTGATACAGGCGGCTATGGCCCCCATAACGGACAGCGTTCTGTTTATGGGAGGCATGTCTGCCGAGCAGCGGGACGCATCCAAGCAGCAGTTCGCTGAAGATCCCAAGTGCCGACTGTTCCTGTCATCGGATGCTGGTGGCTACGGCGTGGACCTACCTATGGCGAACTACCTCATCTCTTACGACCTGCCGTGGTCTAGCGGTAAGTTGGAACAGCGGGAGGCTCGCATCATTCGCCTGTCCTCTGAGTTCCCCCACGTAACCATCGCCACGTTCGTCATGCAGGGGAGCATCGAAGAGCGTCAGTACGACATGCTCCAGATGAAGCGCTCGGTCAACGAGGCGTTCATCGACGGCAAGCACCACGATAATGACGGAAGTTTGGCACTTACCCTTGACACGCTTAGTGGGTTTCTGAGAGAATCGTCCCTATGACAACCAACAACGACAACATCGAACGTCTCACCGAAGAATACCTCGTCCACGCCAACCACCTCAAGCAGTTGGAGAAGATCGTCGCCAGCCTCAAGGCAGAGTTGAGTGCGGCGGTGGAGGCCGAGGGCGATACCGACGAGAAAGGTCACCAATTCCTCAACGCTGGCAAGTACCTGCTCCAGCGCCAGCGCCGACAGGGTAAGCAGAAACTCAACATCAGCAAGGCTGAGGAGTGGGCGAAGGATCGGGGCATCTGGGAAGAGGTCTCGCGAGTGGAGAGGGTCCTTGACGAGGACGCCCTCACCGGCTACATTTACGAGCATCGCAACAAGGATGGGTTGGAGGAAGAGTTCCAGAGTCTGCACGACCCTGCCCCCGTCACCTATGCCTTCGTTGCTCCAGTCGAAGAAACACAGTACGACTACTGACTCATGGTATAATCCACAGTCTCAACGACAAGCAAGCAGACACATATAATGACATATGAAATCGTAGAATTCCATAAGCACGGACTGTTAAAGTGGTCCTGTCTTGTGCGCTCTAGCACCGGCTACTACCATTTCAAATCATTCAGTAAGTGGTCGCTGCGTCGTAGGGTCTACGTACACTTTGTGGGACTAGACGATGAGCGCTGATCCTTTAGACCTGTTCAAGCGTCTCGCAGGTGAGACGGACGAGGACGACGGTAAGGACTACCCCGGCACCGTCGCCCCGAAGAATCGTGGAACCATCCACGTCCCCGCCACCCACCAGTGGCTAGAGTCGCTTCCCTCACAGGAGTACTCGGTCAACGGCATCACTAAGCGGTTCTATACCATCGGCTCTCTCGCTAGAGCCTTGAACCGCAAGCCGGGGACCGTGCGCTCATGGGAGGCCAAAGGCTGGATACCACCAGCCTCATTCCGCACCCCGTCGCCTAAGTCGGAACAGATTCCGGGTAAGGCGGTCAAGGGGCGGCGTCTCTACAGCGAAGCACAACTTGTGTTTCTTGTGGAGGCGGCACTAGAATATGCCATTGACGACCCCAACAGTCCCAACTGGAAGGGTTTCAAGAAGCATATTGCAGACAATTATCCAACACACTAAAGAGAAGAGTTAATGCCATGGGTATTTTTGACGAAGATGACACAGAAGAGTCCAGCGTTGCTACGGCTCCTGCGCCGGAGTCCGACATTGATCGGGGTGCGGCACGCAGGGTCATCAAGCGAGGCTGGGGCAACGTGGAGCAGACTAAGCAGGCTGACTCCCCGTACGCACAGCGCCTGAAGATTGACGAGAAGCCCGTCATCATCAAGTTCTTGGAGGACGAGCCGTACACCTCGTACCGCCAGCACTGGGTGGAGCGACAGGGCCAGAAGTCGTTCACGTGCATCTCTGACATGCACCCGCAGGGTTGCCCTCTGTGTGATGCCGGTCACCGTCCAGCCGCTCGGTTCGCCTTCAACGTGGCGCTCATGACTGAGGACGGCGACACCACGATCAAGTCCTATGAGGTTGGCCCTCGGGTCATCGACAGCCTCAAGAACTTCCATCAGGACCCCCGTCAGGGTCCCCTGTCCAAGCACTACTGGGCGGTCAGCCGCTCCGGTAAGGGGCCGACCTCGCAGACCAACCACCAGATGGTCCGTGAGCGCGACCTTGAGGAAGAGTGGAACATCGCTCCCCTCACTGAGGATGGGCTGGCGCAGGTCGTCGGACAGAAGTACGACGAGACCATCGTCCCCATCCCCAACCGTAAGACCCTCGTTGAGATCGCCGCAGAGGACATGGACTACAACTGATCCATGTCAGACTCAACGCTGAGTGGACGGAGGGTGCCTATGGCACCCTCCGTTCATACTTTAGAGGAACTTAATCTTATTGTTGAGGCAGTCAAGGAGCAAGGTGCCTTCTGCTTCGACGTAGAGACCCGTGGCAATATCGAACGTCATGCTGAAGTCATGGCGTTGGTAGAGGAAGAGTGGAAGCAGAAGCAGGCTTCTCTCAAGGCGACTCACCCCACGACTCTCCAGAGATCGCGTCAGGCCATTGAGGATAAGTGGCGTGGCAACGTGGCCTTAGACACCCTGAGGAACGATGTCTTCTGGGTCGGCATCGCCATAGAGGGGCAGTCGTGGGCTATCCCTATGGGACACCCCAACGGTGAGGTCGTGGTGCCTGAGCGCCGTGGTGATGGCGACACGGTACCGCCCCCCGGCTACAGGGCTGTCCTCGCTAGTGGTAAGGAATCCCTAGCGAAGGCGAAGTACTTCATCCCAGCAGAGTTCTCAGACCCACCTGAGCAGTTGACTAAGGAGCAGGTGTTCACCGCTCTGGAGCCGCTGTTCATGAGTGAGGACATCGTCAAGGTCAACCAGAACATCAAGTTCGACTGTAAGTCCGTGGCGAAGTACTACGGGGGAGAACTGCCTAAGGGTAGGTACATCGACACGCAGGTGCTCATGCACATCGCCAACGAGAACATGCCGAGTTA